AATTAATAATCCAATAAGACCATTATAATCTACTGCTTTAAAGCTGTCCTCATTTTTAAGGCTATCAACTTCTCTTACAAGTTCAGGCATTACTTTCTCTAGCTCTTGTGCTATAATACCACCTGATCTTTTATCTTCTCTATCTATCCAGTCAAATGTTACACCTCTTAACTTGTCTAACTTTTCTAATGGATTCTCAATTACTTTTACATTTTCTTTTAATCTCTCATCAGAAGGTGTAGTAGTTGAATATGCAATCACATCTCCATCTGCATGGAAATCTCCATCTGCTTCAAATCTAAATTGATTATTACCATTCACATAAAGGTCAATCTGAGTGTTATCTGTAAACTCCATATAATCTGTAGAATCTAATCCAATATACTGGACTGCTCTAAGATCTGATGCTACCTTATCAGCAGTTACAGAATCATCTGCCAGTTTTGCTGTTGTAACATTAGCATCTAAGATTTTAACTGTGGTAATTGCATCATTAGCAATTTTAGCTGTAGTTACATTAGAATCTAATATTTTAGCTGTTGTAATATTTGCATCAGCTATTTTACCAGTTGTTACATTTGCATCTAATATCTTAGCTGTAGTTACTGCATCATTTGCAATAGTTAATGCAGTTGCACCAGTAACATCACCAGTATGTGTTTGATTGTAAAGATTAGTAGTTCCTTGTGTTAGGTCATCTGTATCTTTAGTTGCAAACCTAGTATCAAAATCAGTATTTGCTCTTGCTGTTGTAAAATAAAGATTTGTACTTCCTTCAGGTAATGCATCTGTGTTAGTAGGAATGTCTGCTGTTCTAGCTAATGTACCAGTTGTTGTTGGTAATGTTAAATCTACATTTCCACTATATGCTGAATGTGCAGGTGATTGCACTCTTACTCTGTGTGCATTATTTACTTCACAATATAAATCAACATATGCAACAGATCCAGTTCCAGTTCTTACAGATACTCCACCATCTTCTATTGTTGTACCTGATGTGCTACCATTTCCATCTATGGTTTGTGCAGTTGCAGCTAGTCTAGAATCTACTCTGCTGTCTGTAAAATATAAATTGGTATTCTCTGTTATTGCTGATGTGTTTAGAGTAATATCTGCTGTTCCATCAAATGCTACTCCTGATATATTTCTTGCAGTTGCTAAAGCAGTTGCAGTTGCTGCATTACCAGTAGTTGATCCTGATGTACCAGTTACATTACCAGTTACATCTCCAGTTACATCTCCAGTTAAATTTCCAGTAATTGTTCCACTTGCTGAAATTGTGCCAACACTTATGTTTGGTGTTCCAGTTAAGTTTGCTGCAGTTGCTGCTGCAATTCCTAATGCATCAATCTCAGATTTACTTGCACCAGTATATGTAAATACACCACTTGTATTATCATATACTAAACTTCCTATTCCTGAAGTAGATGCTGAGAAATCTGATAATCCAATTCCACTTTGTGTATTATTTAAGGTTAGTGTTCCTGCTACATCATCATAAACTGCAGAAATTCCTGAACCTCCAACTATTAAGTTATTACCAACTTGATCATCCACTCTCTCAGCAGTAAAATATAAGTTGTTTCCTTCAGGTAAACTTGTAGTACTAACTTGATTTGCTCCAGTTCCAAAGTCAATTAAGGTATCATCTATAGAATCTGCTGCTAAACTAACAGCTCCACTTGATACACTAAAGTGATTAGATGAGAAACTAGCAACACCTTTTGCTGATGTAGTTGCATCATCACCTGATATAGTTAGGTTTGGATATGTGCCTCCTGAAGTCAATCCATTTGATGCTGTTATTCCAACTGTTTGGTCAGGATTATCATTTGTAATTGTGAAATTTGGATATGTTCCACTTGTTGTAATCCCAGTTCCACCAGTTAAAGCTACTGTTTGATCAGGTGCTGTGTTTGTAAGAGTTAATGTACCTGCAACATCATCATATACACTAGAAATCCCAGTTGATGCTACTACTAAACTAGAAACTCTATCATCTACCCTCTCATCTGTGAAATATTTGTTTGATCCTTCTGCAAGATCTGAAGTTGTTTTACTTGACAAGTCTAAATTTGCTCCAGTTTGTAAGTTTACTCTTGCATCTGCCCTTGAATTTGTATAATATAAATTTGTTCCCTCTGTGATATTTGTTGTAGAAAGTGTTATATCACTTGTTCCATCAAAACTAACACCTGAGATATTTCTAGCTGTCTGTAAAGCTGTAGCTGTACTTGCATTTCCAGTTAATGCACCAGTAAATGTTGTAGCTGCAACTGAAGTTAAGCCACTAATGTTAGGATTTAATGAGATAGTTAATGCATTTCCAGTAGAATTTGTAGATATTTCATTTGCTGTTCCTACTACTGAGAATACTTCTGTGTTTAAATCAATAGCTTGTTGCCCACCTGCATCACCTTGAAAATCTAAATCTTGAACTCCTAGCTGAGAATCTACATATGCTTTAATTGATTGCTGAGTTGCTAATGCTGTAGCACTATTTGAACTCATATCATCCTCATCTTTAAAGTCTGCTATTGTAATTACTCCATCTGAAAGTGATCCAAATGTCAAAGTTCCTGAAACTGTTGTATTTCCAGTTATATTTCCACTTAATGATCCAACAAAACTATTTGCTGTTACTGTTCCTATTGCTGTCAGATCTCCAGTATTATTCATACTGATTCCACTCTCAGTTCCTAACCCATCAGATAGAACTTGTAATTGTGAAGTCAATCCATCATTATTCCCAACCTTTATTAGAGAATCATAACTGGATGCTATTGATATTCCTGTTAAACTACTTGCCATTTTTTCTTGTTTTTAATTTTTTATTTATATATCTCATTAACTTTATAATGTTTTTTTGCTTAGGTTTATATATTTTCATATCTAACTTTTATAATACCCAACCTTGAAAAGTTGGCTCATCTCTATCAGGATAAATATCATCATTTGTGTTAGATGTATATTCAGGATAACTGTTCTGATTAAAATCCATATAAGAAATAAACCTCCTAGTGTAATATTCAGCCATTGTTCTCTCCTTTTCAACTAAGAAATCTATTTCATTCTTACTGACTGTTTCTGCATTTTCTGATACATGTTTAAATATCCCACCATTCTTAATTTGATAAGCACCAAATGGAAGAAAATCAACCATAGCATAATGAATAAGCATAGGCTGCACATAATCTATTAGTAATGTTTCATAAACAGTAGTAGCAATAGTTTCAGTTCTAATCAATTCTGCTATTTTATTATAAAGATCAGTACCTAAATAATGTTGTATATGTATCTCTTGTGCTATAGAGATAAAATGCATTAGCTTATCTGCTTGTACATTACCATCTATTATAGTGTTTTGTACTAAATCATTTCTATTTATAAATAATACTGTTGCTGCCATTGTTTAATAATTTGGATTTGAAGGTGCAAAGCCATTCCTTGCCATGTCTTTAGGTTTTTCTGCTACTTTTTTAGGATTTTTTTCAGGAGTAAAACCACCTGCAATACCTTTAGCCTGAGCTTCAGTTACTCTTTTATCATTAGTTAGTCCTTTATTAGGTAAAAACTCTCCTTGATCATTTCTTTTTCTAAAGTAAACTACTCTATTCCATGCATGATGACAATTACCACCTCCTTTATATAGCCAAATAGAATAAGTGTCTGATCCTCCTTCTCCCCAACCTGCATTAACTGGCTGACTATCCATAGCTATTATATCTTCTTTTCTATATATCTTTTTAGCTTTTAACATAGCTTTACAAAATGGTCTAGTTACATTTACTCCACTATCATTCTTAGTTATAGTTCCTGCATATCTATATCTCACTTTAAATAAACCTGAATCTTGTTCACTTTTACTGGCAGGTTTTGCACTTCCAGTACTTACAGCTAATTGTAACATTTCATTTTGCTTGTCATCCTTATCATAATTAACAGTATCTTCTGATATTACTTCCCATGTATCTAAATCTTCATCCTCTCCCATATCAATTAATAGCTTTGCTACCTCTTTAGTAAGATGATCATTAGGTCTGTAAACTTTCATTTGTTTCTTTAAACTTAATTTCTGTCCAGTTTCTTCTTCTCTTGTTTCCTGATCTGTAACATTTGTTAAATCTGTAAACTCTAAAGGCTGTAATGTCTTGAAATAAAGGTTTAATGATATGTCATTAAATGCTAATATTTTATCAAATGCATCAATCATAAGGTTTTGATAAGGTCTAACAACCATATTATCCATAAGTACAGATGCTTTCTCCATTTCATCAGCATTATTACCAAGACCAGTATTGTTTTTAATTCCTAAAAGCATTGGTGAAACAACTCTATGAGCTACTAATATCTTTTCTTGAGATTCAGTACTTAAAAATTGATACTGATTATGTGCATCAGATAACTGTATTGGTTCAATACTAGCTTGAGATTCTGTATTATCATTAAATGATAGTATAAATCTTCCTGCATTAGTTGATCCAGTAAACTTATCTGATATTTTTCTTTCTATAATACTTCTTTCTTCTTCATTTGGTATTCCATTATTCAGGTTTATGATCATAGATGGACTTAATCCATTTT